TGCCTTGACTGTGGGGGTGCCGACAGCTCCTGTGGCTGAGACACCTGTGACAGACGTTATAGCTTTTGCGACAACCGTGGCAGTGCCGACAGCTCCTGTAGCCGAGACACCTGTGACAGACGTTATAGATTCCGTGAGAACCGTGACAGTGCCGACAGCTCCTGTGGCTGAGACACCTGTGACAGACGCGCTAGCCCCTATCGTGACTGTGGGGGAGCCGATAGCTCCGACTGCCCCCGCGTTCGTAATAGAGCCTTCGCCAAAGGCGAGTTGACCCCACGTCCCCCGGCCCCAGCCGGTAAAGGGGACGGTAATATCAGTCATTAGGCCACGCGTACGATGGCGGTAGAGGCGCCTGTAGCTGGCATGACGACGGTAAAGTCACCGCCAGTAGACGTCTTATCCGCACCAAAATCCAGAACAGCGACCGCAGGGTTGCCTGCCGCCGACGAGTTGTAGATCAACGCTCCGCGAGCCGTGATTGTTGCCAAGGACCAAACAGCGTCATTAAAGTCCAGATAGGCCGTGGTGCCGCTGGAGGTCGGGGTGATGTTGGTCAAAGCTGTGCCGCCGGCCACGTAGGCTGTACCTGAAACCTCGTTGGTCGCCGAATACGCGGTGGTTGTTGCGCTGAGAGTTGCAGAGCTGGTATAGAGAGCGATCTTAAAAGTATCTCCCGTCCCATTAGTGAAATCATGTACGCCCTTCAAGATTTCTACCTTGAAAGAAGTGCAAAGAAAGTTACCGGTGAATGCCATGTGCTAGGCTCCTTATGATGTAGGGTTGTTGGAAAGCATCACGCACGACGCTCCCCATTTCTGTAGTTGTCCATTTTAAGGTTTATGTCCAACCCAGAGACCTCGTTCAAGGCCTCTTTGTATCGTACGGTGTATTGCGATATAAGGTCGGGCTCGCCTTTCATGAACGTGTAGGCCTCAACCAGCGCGCCATATAGGAGCGCTGTGTCGGCGTTCTCGCCAAACCAAGATGTACCTGTAGTCACGATAGACGGCGGATCATAGTAATAATGCAGCTCGATGACATAGTTACCGTCCGGAGTTGGAGCCAAGATGAAGTTGCCATTTTCGGTCTCGACGCCACCAGAATACGTGTCTCCGTCAAAGTTACCGTAGTATTTTGGGAGCCCGGTCGTGGCGTTGGAAGGATAGGCTTCACGGAGGAAGTTTACATCCTTGTCAAGTAGGTATGTGTAATCCCCGCTGTCATCAACAACGGCAAGAGACAGCACGGATAAGAAATCACTCGGGCGGGCAAGATACTGGCTGCCGCTTGTCACAGACCCCGTCACGTTCTTCCGTAACTCAGGAACCATAATAGTGCGGACAATCCGCTGCTCCGCTTGGCGGATGAACGTCGGAATCTGCGAGACAAAAGTTGCCTCGTCGTTTTCCGTGTAGTCCTGTATGGCCTGCGTTAGCTCAGCATAATTCATGGTTTAGCCCATTCGTCCGTAGCCACCGCCTTTGGTAGCTGCGCCCATACCACGACACATGCCACCACCGGCTTTTTTCATAACTGCATCCCCGCGCTCGGCGTTCGGGCTAACATCTACAGGACGTTCCCGAGGGCGCATAGGCTTCTTCGGCATAGGCTTAGAGTCCCCACGCTCGGCGTTCGGGCTAACATCTACAGGGCGCGCCTTAGGACGTTTGGATGTTTTCGGTGCGGGCATTGTCAGTCTCCTGTCGTGACAGTTACGGTTCCTATAGAACCTACCATATATTGAGCCGGATTTCCTACAGGATTCCAACCCCACAGAGCGCGGCTTACTTGCATAGACGTGTCTGGCCGAGGATCAACCAGAGATTGGGGATCAAAAATCTTAACGCGGCCGAGGAAGTTTTGCGGGTGGTCGGGGTCTACGACGTCCTTGCCGACACGCATCCCGGTCTTCGTCCCGTTCTTGTATTCCCATACGAGGTCGTTCAGCGGGTAGCGAAACCCGGTCTTATCGCAGTACCCGAAGGCCTGTTTTCCAGCCGCACGGGGCATTAGATCGGCCCCATATAAGGCACAAACCGCGATGAGGAGCGATCTTCGTCTTCACCGGCAGCCAATGCGAACTGTTCTTCGTACTCCGCTTTGAGCTGCGGTAGACGGAATGAAGCGTCTGGCTTCTTCATAGCGAGCTGGTAGGCCATCCCCGACACCAATGCAGGCACAAACCGTGGAGGTACGGATGCGGTAGCCCCGACACCAGACGCCAGCCCGTCGATGCCCTTGAGGCGGTAGTAGGATAACGTGTACGTCGTAGTAGTGTCAGGCACAGGCCATACCGTGATGGTCACGTCACCTACGTTGCGAGCGACGTAAATCTGGGTTGGGCGCCCTGCGGTGTTCTTGTTAGTCTGCTGAGCGTAGGTAGATACGCTGATACGCTCAAGCGATGTATCCACTTGGTTTGTACCATCTCCAGTACGCAGCTGATGCTCAATCAGATCAATCGTATCAACAGGCATAGTGTATGCTGCGGTGCCCGCCGTTAGGGTTTGCGTACCCGACTCGATCGTGAACAGGTTAAGTCCACGGTTCTGCCACTCAAGCGTGAGCAGGTTTAGGCTCCGACGGGCGGTCTTTAAGTCGTACCCAGAACGAAGCTCAAGGCCTGCGCGCTCGTAGGCCTCCTCAAATAACTCGGGTAGATCGGGTACGACGACAGCCATTACTTAGTCCTTACGTTGCCAATACCCCCACCCTAGCAAGGCGGGGGTCTTTTTTGCTGGGTGACTTACCTTCAGCCACGAGTCTACTCGTAAATCAACGTGCAGGAAGTGATGTTTGTAAGTGTCACATGCATATCATCCGAATGCAAAATGCCGTCATCAGGGATCATCAAGTCGCTCTGACCCGCCCCAACGGGCGTAGCGATATTCAACCGAACCGTGCCAGAAGCCCCGCCGTCTCGAATGACGATGCTGCCTGCTGATGCGGAGTTTACATAGTACACCCCTTTAAGACGTGCTCGGCCGCCGTAGGCCTCGCCGGTAGCCGTGACCGTGACTGCGTGTACCGTGCAGCTCATTTGTCATCACCTTTTTTAGCGGGCTTCTTAACCACTGGTACCTGTGTAGGCTTTACTGGCGCCGCTACGCGGCGATCCAGCTCGGCCTTGCTTGGCGGGTTTTTAGGGATAATACCCATAATTCACCTACGAATCCGAAATAGTGGCGCCGGTATCAGACCGCTTCCAGTCAGTACCGTCGGAGAACGCCAAGATTGCGGCGCCAGCGGCACCATCGGATACATAGACTAGAGTCCCTGCGATGCTTGTTGCAGCAGGAGCTGTAGCTACTGTGTATGTTGGGACTTGGATGGCGCCTACAACATCACCTGTGATGTCGCCGGTAAAGCCATTAGTGGACACTACTGGTCCAGAGAAAGTTGACGAACCCATGGAAATCTCCTGTCGGGGTAAGTGTCAGCCACATCATGCGGCTGTCAGGGATAATGCGAGAATACACCACAACGTAATAAAAAGAAAGAGGGGCCATACCGGGAGGTGTACAGCCCCTCTCACAGCATAGTCATGGGAGGGACCTATGCTTATGGGCAGTATACTACATTAAGAAGAAAAGAAGAAGGGCCACACATTTCTGTGCAGCCCCTCTCTTTAGTCCACTAAGCAGTGCTTACGCAGCGCCCGGAGAACCGTAGATACCAAGCGGATCGGAAACGCCGAAAGAGTAGCGTTCGCGCGCTTTGTAACGGACGTTACCTGTATCGAAGTCGCCGTCCATAGACGTTGACAACGGAGTACGCACAAAGTGCTTCATGCCGTTAGGGATGTCAGTCGTCATGAACCAAGCGTCGTTATCCGTCAGGTAGTGGTTTACACGGTAACCTTCAGGGATCGAACCGTTGGACTTCAGAGCGTTGAGGTCGTTGTCGGCAGTGCCAACGCGGAGCTCTGTCTGAAGAAGACGAGTCGCTACGAACATAAGCGCAGGTGGAACGATGAGCTTACGCGGGCGAGCCGCGATGAGCAGACCGCGCTCGTCAGTGTAGGCAGCGATGTCGATGACTGCCTGCTCAAGCGAAGTTTCGTTCAAGTCAGCAGGTGTGCCCGGACGGTTAGAGTTGGTGCCGCCTGCCACTGTTGGGTGAGCAGTGCTGAACAGTGTGACACCGTCACCAGAGTTGAACGTGTCAAACCCTGCGTTCAGCAGCGAGGCCGCCTTGACCTGCTTTGTGTACGCCATCGCACGAGCAAGTGCTTTGGTGTAACGCGCGGAGAGCGAGTCGTACAAGTTATCTTCCATCGCTTCTTCAGTGATAGAGAAACCCATCGCAACTGTCTCGTGCGTGTAACGAGAAGTGAACGACTCTTGCGCGTTGTCGTAAGAAATCGCGGAGCCTTCTGCCTTTGTCGGTGCAGCACCGAAGCCAGAAAGTTTCACTTCTTCTTCGAACGAACGCTCGGAGTTTTCAGTTTCGTAGAGTTCCGAATGTTCGTTCTCGTAGGAGTCATACTCCATACCAAACAACGCATTAAGACCCGGGAGAAGCTCTTTTAGGAGCTGGGCGCGTGAAATAGCCATGTTTTAGCCCTCCTTACAGGCCAACAGCATTGGTCATGCTGCTGTAGCCGGGGTTGAACTTGACCAGAACGTCTGGAAACGCGTCCCCGATCGGCGAAACTGCGGATACAATGCGGAAAGCCGCAGTTGTGGTCACAGTGGTGGCATCCATTGCAGATGTAGAGTTGCCCGTGGCAGTGCTGCCAGTGGATGTACTCTGCGCTGCAGCGAAGAACGTGTTTGCGCCAATATCAGACTGATCGGCAGCGCCGTCCAGCTGTACTTGGAACAGTACGATCGGATCGTCTACAACGTACGCTTTGATGGATGTGCCAGTTGGCGCGGCAGTACCTGAAGGGTAATACTGGGAGAAGATAACTTGTCCCTGCGCGTTGACATATTCACAACCCATAAAGACACCCAGCGAACCTGTGAGGGTCGTGCCGGTTGGCAATGCGTTTGTAGTGCCGTCGGCACCGGTTGCGGTTGAAAGTGCGATGTAGCCATCAGCGCCGATATGAACGACTTGACCGTTGAAGAGGTTTGTTGCCTCCCCAGCAGGGTCGATCAGATACTGGGACGTTGCCCCAGAATACGGCAGGCCATCGGCACGTTTTACGGGCTTCAGCCCGTAGGGAGCGGCAGTAGTAGCCATGGTAGTCTCCTTAGTGCGTTAGTCAGCAATTACTTGCCAAAATTCGTCCGCGACGAGCGCTCTGGTTTCAGAACAGGCATACGCGGATCAGATTCACGGAGGTAGTTACGATCAACTGAGTCCATCTGCTGTCTAGCTTTCTGGCTCATTTGCTCGGTACGATCCTCCACAATTTCGGTCGGGATAGAACACAGAAGCAGTCCGCCAACCTCAATATTGCCCCGAAAACGTGAATCCACGTCCGAGATAATCATGAGTTCGGGATGGTCTTCAGCCTTCACGGGAATATAGCCCTCACGAAAACGCATGGAAACGTTACGGTTATCTGCCTCACCTAATGTAGATGTGCGAATCCAACGAAAGCTCAAGCCTTCGCGAGGTTCGGGGGTGGGTAGAGCCGAAGGTTGGGTCCATCTTTTAGTGCGTTCACCCGACTCGCGGGTTTCTTGGGTGCGTGGGGTCCGATCAGACATTTCTCTGGTCCTTAAGTAGTTGCGCCGCATAGCGTTCAGGAGTCAAACCCAGTCTCTTGGCGAGAGAAATCTGAGTTGAGGTCAATTTAATCTTGCGTGGATTTTTTCCGCTTCGATCAGCGGAAGCCACCACGTTGGCTGTTTTCCTAGGAGCCGCATTGACCTCTTGCGCGGAGCCTTCGAAATTCTCCGGGAAGCGCTTGCGCATCCCTTCGTTAATCTTATCATAATACGTTTTAGTGTTTGGATCAATACCACTCCGTACCAATCTCTCGTGAAGACCGTAAGCCGCCCCGGTCATCTCCTCATCCTTACCAAACCAATCATTGTCAGAGAGCCAAGCCCGCTGCTGCTGGTCAAGAGCGGGATTTTTTGCGTACTGTTGAGCCGCTTTCTGCAGCTGATCCGGTCCGTACTGGGGCTGAATTGGCTGCGGGCGGTAGTTCTGGACTTGCTGCAAGCCGTGCTGAGCGCGAGTGAGTTTCTGCTGCGCCTCAAGCAACGCGTCGGAATCTCCGGCCTCATAGGCCGTCTTATAGTCCCGCTTAGCCTGTTCCAGTTCAGACGAGTAGCGAGCCTTGGCGCTCTCCACGACACTTGTCTGGCCTTTTGACAGCCGGTCACTTAGACTTTTGTTCTCTTCAGCGGCTTTCTGGGCGTAGTTAATAGCCTCTTCGCGCATGCGAATGGCTTCTTGCTTAGCCCGCTCAGCTTCGTGGTACTCAAATTTCAGCTGCTTGATGCGCTTTTGTACCGACTCGCTGTATTTCTCGACTTCGTCATCGTCAGGCAGGTCTGCCTTGTGATCCTCAGGGAGGCGAGGCTTCTGCGCCTCGGGGACGTCGTCGATAATTTCAACTTCAAATCCGTCATCGTCATCCAGATCAACCGTCAGGCCGTCTGTTTGGTCTTCTGCGCGTGCGATAGTGTTCATAGCTTAAGCCCTTGTATAGCCGCGTGGATCGTCTACGACGGCTTCCACGGTGTCGTCATTGATAATGCGAAACTCTTTCCCGCCAATCTTAAAGCGAGTTCCAGAGTACGAGCGGAAGATTACAAAATCACCTTCTTTACACCACGGTCCCGTAGGAAACCGCGTTGCGTCCGCGTATGCTTCAGCTCCAACTTTCAGCACAAAGCCGATGATTGACGCTGTAGATTCCGCGGATTTCAAACTATCAGGCATATACACGCCGCCCTCGGTCTTATCTTCGACCTCTGCGATGGCGATAAGTACCCGGTAGCCTTTTGGTTCGGGTAGTTTGTGGATGAGGTTCTCATCCATAGGAGTCGTTTTATACATATGCTTCCCTTGTCATGCAGCGGTTGCGGCCCGCCGTGGCCTGCCTCGGATCACCCGAGGTTAATGGAGCCATTACAGCTCCATATTCCGTTCCGTCATCTCATCGAGGTCTTCTTCAACTGCGTTAAACGCGTCTAAGCGCCCAACGATTCGCTGGTATCCGGCGTAATCGGTTACGGACCCTGCAGCGAGGTAGTCTTTAAGTTGCTCTCGATACTCACGAATTTTAATCTTTAGAACTTGTAGTTCGTCCATTGCCTACTCCCTTAGCTAAATCAGTGGCTATCTTCACGCCCAGTTTGGCACCTTCTGTCTTCTCTTTCCGAGAGTTGGTGTCAAGTTGAGCGGCCAGACGTGCGCTGACGTTTGCTGCATCTCGCTGCATTTCTGCATCGAGGCGTTCCTTCTTGAGCTCGAGATCGCCCGCAGTCGTGACCGCGCGGATTTTGAGTTCTTCTACTTCGATCAAGGCACGGTGCTTCGCCTGATCTTCCTTCAGCTTAACTTCACGAGCTTTAAGCTCGAGCTCTGCCTTCTGGATTTGTGTGAGCGGGTCTTGAGCCTGCTGCTGCGCCTGCAGCTGGGCAGCCTCAGCTTGGTTACCCTTGAGCAGCTTTTCTGCAGCAAGCGCGGTCATGCGAGACACCTCACGCTCCATATCCTCGGGCAACGGAGCCTCTGGGTCAGGAAGCTCTACGCCAAGACGTTTCTGAATCTCGACACGGTACTGCATAGCGATGTGCTCGGTAAGGTGTGAGGCCATACTGCTCTGGATAGCGCTTGCAAACGGGGACTGTCCGACCATCTGTTGGATTTTCGGGTCTTGGGACATAGCCATGTGTACCTGAATATGGGCATCGTGGTCCTGATACGCGAACGCTTTCACAGGTTCCTGCTT